TCTAAATACAAAATGATTACGCACAGCGATGTAGTTAATTCAATCATGGATTCAATTCAAGAATCTAAGATCAGCACTGACTACGAGGTCAAGTCTCACACGGCAGACAACGGTGCTAAGATGCGGCTTGAGGTTATATTCAATGACATTAAACTAAAAGACCCCGAGGTTAATAGTTACATTCAGTATCGTGTTCAAGCCTATAACTCCTATGATGGGAGCTGGGCATTCCAGCAATCAGCCGAAGGCATTAGGCTTTGGTGTCTCAATGGATGCACTACACCAGACACAGTAGCTAAGACTTGGGCCAAGCACACCACCAACGTAAGTGTAGATAGTTCAGCGCAAAAGATAACAGACGGTATGGAAATGTTTCTTAATAACAAGGGAGTATGGGAAGCATACAGAAGTACACCTGTAACTAATGAACAAGTAGAACATCTATTTAAAAAGACTGTATGTAATGTACAGCACCGTGCTTCACATGATAAGTTTAATGACAGGCAGTTGCAGAACCTTATAGGCATATGGGATAACGAGCGCTCACAATTAGGGAATAATAAATGGGCATTATACAATTGTCTTACTAGCTGGGCCACACATACAGAAGACGCTAAGTCACCGGAGAATGCCAAGCGTATACGTGAGGCTCAAGTAATTAAAACCATGAAGAATAAAGCGTGGTTAGAATTAGCATAAGGAGAACATGCTATGATTAATATAAATATGCACGATGTTGTATCAATAAAACTTGAAGAGATACACTTGCATCAAGGGTTTGCATCACGGGTGTTAGTTCTTAAAGCACAAAGTAAGTATGATGATACCCCAACAACTCACAGAATTTCTTTATATAGTAAGCTTTCCAATCAGTTAGTACCTACTGTTGATAATAAGATTATTAGAATGCCTTCAGCAGTGGAGGCAGACAATGATCTTAAGCAAGCAGCATCTTGAATACATAGCTGATAACGTAGCGCCAATGTTAAGTTGGCCTACGCACATTACTATCTTAGCAGATGACTTGGAGAAAACTAATCCAAGATTCAATCGCAAGAAGTTTATTAATCGTGCAACTGAGGCTTGGGAAAATGCCAACCCACCAGAGGAGATATATGATGAAATTGATTTTTGATTTCCCAGAATCTTTAAAGAAAGCTGCCAAGTACGACAGCTATAAGAAATATGTAAGCCATTGCAGCACATGCTATGGCCTTGGGTACGTTGAGAAAGAAGTGCCAGTAATTGATTTCATTAATGGTGGGTACATAGATGTACGCAATGAGCCATGCCAAGAATGTGGAGGTGATGGGTGAACCTTGAGTTCTGGCCTGAGATAGCAGCGCGTCATAGGCGTGAGCGAATTGAGCTACTGAGTTCAGTGCTCAATCATTACAACTTACATGAGGCCGCTGTTATTCTTGGGACTAAGCATGAGACACTAAGAACTTACGCAATCAATCACAACATTAAGTATGAAAGGAAAGGATGGCCTAGTAAACATGGTTGACTGACACTGCATAGGCGCAGTAATAAGAGCGTATGCAAAGTTATTATCAATCGCTTATAGCGAAGTCAGAAGAAGCAAATGTTCCTCTTCTAAAAGCATTTATTAAAGCAGGAGTACCTACCTCTACCTATTATAGAACAGTTGGTGGCTCTGAACTAAAGCATGTGACAGCTAAGAAAGTATGGATCATGCTGGAGTTACTAATCAACGGACGAACTTACAAACGATCAGACAAAAAGAAACTAACTCCAAGAAAATGAGGGTGTATGACCACATAATACAGCAGCTTGTGGTCAGACGTAATGAGTTAGGTATATCCCAACGCACACTGGACTATGAGATAGGATGCGCTGATGGGCTGGTCGGTAAGTGGGAGAAGCAGAAGCGTAGACCCAGCACGTTTATGTTATCCTGTTGGGTTGAGGCTTTGAACTGTGAGATCATCATCAAGGCAAAGCAATAAGCTAGGTCACACTGCTTACTGTGATAATTGTGAACAAGAATGCAGGTACTATGTTGCTGTGCTATCGGGGAAGTATCCCAAGACGCATTGGTTTCTATGCATGGCCTGCTATCGGGAGGATAAGTGGCAAACAAAAATAAAAACAAAGGAACGTACCATGAGAAATGGTTCGTGGATTGGCTCAAGTCAATCGGAGTTGCCTGCAAAAGAGTTCCCCTTAGTGGAGCACTCGGAGGGGAATGGAGTGGAGACATCCATCTCACACTGGACGGACAACGATGGTTGGTAGGCGAGGTTAAGTACAGAGATAAGTCTAACTTCCCTAGCCCTTTCACTGTCTTGGAAGGCAGAGACATAGCCTTCTACAAAAGAAAAACAGGCAAGCCACAAACACTTGTCATCATGTCAGGTGAAGAGTTTGCAAAGATCATACAAGGAGAATTAAATAATCGTGGGGAGTAGCACGAATACACATGTATTCTTCTTAGTAGTTGACTCAGCTAATAAAAACTACTCCCCTCTACTTCATACCAAAGGAGAACAAGTATGGCAAGGAAACCAAGGCTTCCTGACTCAGAAGACTTCAAGTTATTTTGGCAGTCGTATCCACGTAGAATAGGTAAAGGTGTAGCACGAATAGCATTCATCAATGCCTGTAAGATAGAAGATGCTTCAGTAATTATTGAGGCAGCTCAAAAGTTTCAAATGATTAGCGAGAATACAGAGATAAGATTCATTCCTCATCCTTCAACGTGGCTTAGAGCAGAGCGATGGGAGGATGATCTATCACACTACGATAGCAACAATGACTCACGCCTTAATGACATTCTTAATCAGGGCTGGGATACCAATGTGTTTAGCTTAGAGGACAAACGTAATGACTCAACTTGATTACAGTACACGCACTCAAACCATAGGCAAGTGGCTGCAAGGTGTGCTTAAAAGATACACACCACCAACAGGTATGACTAACGAAACACTGCTACAAGAAATGAAGTTCATTGTTCAAGACATCAACGGAGTCATGCCTTCACAAGTTAATGATGGGTTGGTTGGCCTGTTTCTAGAGCGCACTGATAGACAGGTGCGATCCACTCATGGCACACGCAACTGGCCTCCCGTTAAGGTCTTTGTTAATGCAGCCAAGGCTGCTGGCGATGAGACTACCCGCGCTATTGCAGACAAGGGCACAGACAAATGGGACTTCAATCCCCTTACTGTAGTAGCCAAGAAGGTTGCAGTCAAAGAGCATGTGGCTGTTGATTACTTATACGGCAGACTATCCCAAGGCTTAGTACATACAACACAGGTCACAGAAGATGACCTTGATGAGTACAGGTTTGTTTACGAGACGAGATTGAGAGAGGAGTACGGCGATGACTATGCCGATAAAAAGATTACAGAGCTTACCAATAAGCATCGCGAATTTAACGAAGGTTGGAGCTTTGGGAAGGAGGCTGACTCGTCTGGAAAATCTGGTGGAGATGCAGCTAGATCGGGACGGTGGGAGAAGGCAAGATGCGAGTATATCCCAATGGCGCAGCGAACAAATCATTGTTCTTAATCAACTATTAGGGATAGCTGTTGACACTGCTGCGCGTATGCAGCATAAATAAATCATGGAGAATGGAGAATCACATGAAGAGAACAGGATTTATAGGCGGGTCTGACTGTGTAAAAATTATGCAGGGTGATTGGTATCCCTTATGGGAAATCAAAACAGGCAAGGTACAGAGCGAGGACTTATCAAGTAACCTAGCTGTACGCATGGGTAGCTACACAGAATCATTTAACATCCAATGGTTTGAAGAGAACATGCCAGCAAAAGATGGCAATGATTACCTAGTGCATGGCAATCAATATGAGTACGAGCGCATCATAGATAAGGTACCTATGAAGGGTATGATTGATGGCATGTGCCGCAACTCTATCGTTGAGTGCAAGCACACCAATTCATACAACACTATGGATAAGCTGATTGATTACTACATGCCCCAACTACAGTGCTACATGGCACTGGCTAAGAAGGATGGTTGCTATCTCTCTGCATTCTTTGGCAACAACAAGTGGGAATGCTCACACGTTGCATGGAGCGAGTCATACTTTAATCTTATGATGACTGCGGTCAGACAGTTCTGGTCCTACGTTGATACTAATACAGAGCCAGTAGGTTATGATCAGCCACACGCTGTTAAGACAGATAAGATACCTGTTGATGATATGATTAAGCGCGATGCTAACTATGACAATCAGTTCAAGTCTGTAGCTTATGATTACATATGCAATGAGCTGTATGCCAAGTCATTTGAGACAGCTAAGAAAAGTTTGAAAGAAATGGTGGGTGATAATGAGCGTGAGGTTTACTGCGATCTATTAACTATACGTAGAGACAAGCGCGGATCACTAAGGATTGCAACCAGAAAGGAGGACACATGAATAATCTAGACCTATGGAATAAGGTGGAAGCATCGGACCCTAAGTTCCTTAAGCAAGTTAGCTTTGGATCACGCAGCTTCACAGCCATTGACCCTATGTATCAGGTGCAGTGCGCTACAGAACAGTTCGGCCCTGTCGGTAAAGGCTGGGGCTGGATTAACAACACACGATTCATCAACCTATCTAACGGAGACACTGCTGTAATTGCAGACGTACAGATATGGCACGGTGAATTGATAAATGCTTTCGGCCCCTTCAGTGGGTGCCGTAAGTTCTTTGATGCAACCAAGGGCAGGCTTGCCGAGGACGCACCGAAGATGGCTATCACTGATGGCCTAACCAAAGCCCTATCACACTTAGGGTTCAATGCCGATGTCTTCCTTGGGAAGATGGATGGCAACAAGTATGCCGCAGATAGCGGAACCAAACCAGCGGGTAGTAGCTGGTAACTAAAGGAGCCAAAAGCATGGCAGAATATGACAACACTAACTCAGGCGCAGCGTTCAAACCATTTGATACACAGCGCATGATTCTACAAGGCAAGTTAAACATAGACGGTAATGATAATAAGATTGTTCTTG